TCTTGAGTAGAAGCTTCGCCACTTTTGACTCGCTTTAGAAACTCAGTTGTAACAAGGTTATGTAGTTCGTTAAATTGGTCTTCAGTGGCTCGTTTCTTCATTCTTTAATTCCTGGGAATAGATTACGTCTGACAATCTCTACTGCTTTATCGTCAATAGTGTTATCTGTTGACTTTGCATAAGCTTCTAGTAATTGGACAATTAAATTCTTTACTGCATTAGTAGAGAGAAATGTCATTAGGATGGGTTTAATTACGATCATTGCTTGAATGGGATTTGTAGAGTTGGTGATTTTGTTACCTTTTCAATAAGTTGTTTACGTTCATGTAGTTGTTCAATTAACTTTCCAGATGGTGAATTTCTAAATTGATTAACCTTCTGTACAGCTACTCCTCCAACGACTACAAGGATTAATAAGATTCCTAATTTAACTTTCATCTGCCTTCACGTAACGTCCATTTTCGTCTCTTTTCTTAGTAGATTTTTTCTTTTTTGCTTTAGCCTGTTCAGCTATCATCTTTGCGATAGCATCGCTTAATGTACTCATTTTTTATTAGTGGGTTTTTGATTTGCTAATACGGCTATTGGTACAACGTCACTACACAAAGATTCAAACCTTGATTTAGGTCTTAGGGTGAAACCTCGTTGCATAAAGCGTGTACAGTTATCAATACGAACTAATTCGTAATCAAGCCTTTCTTTTTCAAGTTGCTTTTCAGCGATTGCCTTACATATTTCTACGGAACGACCATCTAAAGGAATCATGAATGAGAGTTGTACTCCCCAGTTCTGTGTCATGCTGTATGACTCTGGATCGTATGGTTTACCTTCAGTTCCTAAGTAATAGGGAGAGAGGCTCATAACTGATCCGTTACAAACCACTCCACCTCCATATTGTTGCCGTGAAACTCCAGAATTGTTCTGGAATTGCACAGCTTGATTAGTTACATTTCCCGTTGCAGCAGCTGATGTTTGGGGGTTTAAAACCGTATTACCATCTTCAGCTCTGACTGGTACTCCTACTGAGAGAAGACCGATAAGGAAGTAGTAGTAGAGGTTGTATCTATTGTTCTGTTGATGTCTGTTACTTCGATTATCCCTGCTGCTCTCGTTACTATTTCTAGCTGAAAGTTTTCTCCAGGGGTTGTTATATCGAAGTTTGTTCCAGTAGCGTTTATATGTCCTGACGGCGTGATGTTGTGTCCAGTCCAACTGGAATAATCTCCTCCGTATACGTTTGTTTGTATTGTTTCTACAATTTGCTGAGTGGAATTGGTGGTTGAGTTCATAGAACCCTGGGTGAAGGCGGGTGTAACAGTATTAGCTCTAACTGCAGTTGGAACTAACAAAAATAGAGCAATTAAATACTTCTTCATGCGTCTTCTTTCTTTTTAACCATGGGACAATTAACGGGAGGTTGCTTGCCATTGCCATTTTTATTACCAGTGGTCAAGCCAAAAGTTGCGAGTGCTCCCGTAAAGACACTGGCAACGAACGTGATATCTGAGTTCCCAGCTTTTTTAATCATTGGTAACTCGACGTAATTCATCGTTATGATTCAAATAAAGCCCGACCAAACAACTACACCCAGACGTACAAAAGTTCCAAGCACCTCTATTTGATGCTCTTTATCTTCTGCAGCTTCTTTTAATTTACTGAGTAGGTTCTTTGGTTTCGGGCTTTCCTTTTCCTGTAGGGTTTCCATTCAGTTTATTCTGAATTCGTTTTGCAATTTGCATAATCACTGGCTTCATTACTTTTACTGTTTGTTTAAATAATGAAGTTACAGTTAGTGTTGCAATAACCGATACTGACGCTGTTGTTCCTGCAGTCACGAGTATCTCTTCTTTGGGAACTGGAAACGTCAGGTCAGTAAAGGGTATATCTATACGTCTAACTTCAGCAGCTTCTTGTTTAGGTTTAGGTGGTTTACCTTCCTGTTTTCTCGCAAGCTCCTCTTCTAATACTTCTTCCAGATCAGCTGTAATAACACCTACAGGAGGTGCTAATACACTAGGAGCTATAACTAATGGGTCATAGCTAGGAAGACTAGCTTTAGGTTGTTCTAAGGTAGGTACAGGTATATCTACAGCACCTGGTATGGTTAATGCATCAGGTAGAGTTATAGAAGGAAAAAGTGGTTCATCTCCCATATTTATTTAGTGTTATTTTCCCAAACTTCAAATGAAGGTCTAGCCCATTGTCCGTAAGTTTCATCACCTATAGGTTTTTCAATAGGAGTGAAAGGTATAGTTTTTACATAATCCCAAAAGGGACTATCAAATTTAGATCCTGTTTTGTAATGCCATAAGACAAAGTTTGCAATTGAGTTAACTTCTTTATGTAGTAAATGCAAGCATGATGGAATGTCTACTTTATTAATAAAACGATCATAACCAACCCTTGCAATCCATAGATATAATCCTGTTGCTGTAGCTTCAAGGGGTTCAATAAATGCACACTGATTACCATTAAGTAAGGTTCTTTCACCGACGAATGGATTGAAAGAACAGTAGTTATCAAACTTCATTGAATGTTCTATCTCTTCTACTCCAAAGCGTTCTTGGAAGTCTTTTGTTGCTTCTTCCTTAGAAGTTAACCCGCCATTGTATAAATAACCTAAGCTCAATTTATCTTCAACAGGAACAATAAAAGTCCAACCATTAGTGGTTGCTTGTGCTTCTGTCCAGATCATTTCTTTCTTTGGCAGGCTTGCAAGTAAAACTGAATTAATAGGATTAACAATAGTATCTAGGTTGTCTTTATTTCTAGCTTTTCGACCACGGCAATCAACAATAAAATCAGCATCAATTTCTTTTTCAGGGTCGTTTATTTCTTGTTCTTTTACATTAAACAAGCCACTAGATAAAACAGCATCACTTAATTTCTTAGGGGTGTAATGGATAGAAACTTGATCAAGTGAATAAAAAGAATGAAAAAACTCTTCTTTCTTAGTCCCCCAGTTCTTATATAAAATTCCTGTTTTTAATGTCGCCCCAATTTTATTGTCATACCAATCACAACCCAAAGAATGAGAGAGCAGCTTAGCAACAGGAATAGTTGTCCCTTGACCTACTCGTTCAATTGGGTGGTGTTCTGAATCGTGATATAAATCAATTTCTAAGTTTGGTAGATACTGCCTAAAATGTAAGGCACTTATACAGCCAGCATTACCCGCCCCAATAACAGCAAGTTTAGCCTTCTGCTGCTGGTTCATGCTGTTCTATATATTGCTCATAAAAATCTCTAAGTTCTTTAGCAGTAGGGTTTGTTAAATCAAGCGTGTGTTTGTTGTTGCTTGAATCTGTGTATTCGACTTGTGGCATTTTTAGTAATTAATCAAGTAGTTTGCAAAGCATTATCTGGAAATGTTCTAGTATTCCCAGGCCAAATTATTCTAATTGCTCCACCTATGGCCGATGCAGTAGTAGAACAAGAAGTACCGGCGGCCGCTCCATGACCTCCACCAAAAGCATTATTACTGGTTGGGTAGCCAGTATTGCCGGTCGTATTCATATTTGTATCGTTATTTGCATTAAAATTGTGAGTAACTCCAGCATCTCCACCTTGTCCGTTAGTGCCTTGTCTTCCTTGGCCATCTGACGTGGAGGTTTGATTATTTGCAGAGTTGCTAGCCATTCCAGGTAGTGTTCCGCCTGTGCCATAGAGATGTGAGCCCCCACCACCACCGGACGCAGTACAAGCACTATGACTGAAGCTAGCAATCATTGAGTTACCACCGCTAGCAGCATTATTTGTGCCGTTAGATCCTTGATTGGGTACTGTTGAACTTTGGGAACCATCAGCACCAGCCCCACCATTTCCAGCGTAAAATATAGTACTTGCAGAATCTATCCATCCATACCCACCAGCACCGCCACCGGCACCTCTAGATAAATTGCCCCAAGATGAATAAGTAGAGCCACCAGCACCACCATTACCGCCGCCATCTCCTGTATAACTACCACCAGTCTGGGAATTACCTGCACCACCTTTAACAATTATGGTTCCTGATGCATCTTTAAACCATGTGTCACCAGGAACCCAGTCGCTTCCATGAAGAGTATCACTAAAAGACTCACCAACCTGAACAGAATAACTTGTACCAGCGGAGACACTTATATTATTTTTCCAACCTAAACCACCGCCACCACCACCATTCATTGAGCCATTATTTCCATGCCTTGCCCCTGCACCAATACAAACAACCGAAATAGAAGTTACACCAGCAGGACACGTCCAAGTAGTCGTACCACCAGTCCATGTGTAATCTGGATGCAGATAGGTAATAATATCTTCAGTGCCTCTATCTTCAGCCGCCGCACCCCCACCTAATAGCATTTGTTGAATAGGCATTAGCTTAACCCCGCACCTGAGATGTAGGCGGTATCAGCCGCTGTGAAAAGCAGGGTAGCCATTCCTCTAGTGGCAAGCGTTCGATTCGCATTAGTTCCATCGGCAGTGTTGTATAAGGTTGTGCCTTTAGTAATGGTTAAATCACCAGCCGTATTATTGACAATAGTTATAGCTTGACCTGCTGAGAAAACGCTGTCAGGGATTGTAATATTTCCACTAGCTAAAATATGTTTTCCTGCGTCTGCTGCAACCAAAGTGTAAGTACTAGCTTGAGTGTTTTGAACAATTGTCCTTACATCTCCCTTATCATCGGTAACTGATCCAGTAACGGTTACTCCCGATGATGTCGTCGTTAATCTGACATTCCC